CTTCTTTCTTATTGTCGATTTGTCGCTTGATAAGCTCATCTGCAAGCTTGCGTACTTCACCAACTTCCTGAGCCTGTCTACCAATTAGCTTCTCAGCCTCTTGGTGCATCCTGATTATTTCATCAAGAGTCTTGCCCTTGTACTTGGTGGGAAGGTTCTCCTCTGCAGGAGTACTTTCCTGTACGGTTTCAACTTGAGGTTCTTCAGCTACTTGCTGAGTCTCTTGCTGAGTAATATCACTTGCTTCAAATAACTCTTCTTGCGTATCGGTAAAAGTTGCAGCCACATTATCCTCCTGTCCACAACGGATTCTAGGAACTTTAAAATGTCACTTGGAATCAGGCTTGCTGTTTCTTGTAAGCGACTCTAGTTGCTTCTTCGTGTTTTCTAGCCCACGCATCACACGCTGAAGGAAACGCACCTGTGATGCCCTCCAGACTGATACGGGGTGACGAGATAATACGAGAAGCTTCATTGCGACAATGCGGACACTCTATAGAGCGTACCTCATCATCGACCAATTTTTCGGTGAGGTGGTCTTTAACGCACCTGAACTCAAATATCCGTTTCATCTGTTAACTCCCTATAGGCTTCTTCCGAAGTTTGCTTAAGGTTTATTACCCAGTTTAGGATATCTAACTGTCCTTTGGCGTAGTGTAAGTCCTCAACACCAGTCAATCTTTCGATCTTATTGTAGGCATCCACCATCTTCTGGGTGTCTTCAATCAGATCTTGCCATCCTTTTGAGGCCATCATGTCAAACCTAGCCTCATAGTATTCTTGAATGTCTTTATCCACAGTTTCTCCTAAATAGGACTGTGTTGTATTTCTACAACAGTGTATTAATTATACCACACTTTTACTAAAAAGTCAAGTGTTTACTGTACTTTTTTGTTCATTTGTGCTTCTACGATGTTTTCCTTGGTTTTTAGCTCCCGTTCCTTCAGGATTACGTTGGCAAGCTTGATCCTACGCTCAAAGTCATCCGTGGTTTCGTTGGAAAGGTTCGTAGAGGAAGCCTGAATCACATCAATCCGCATCTTCTCAGGCATTAACTGGGTCTCAACACTGGTCTTCTGGGCCTTTGCAAGGCTCTCCTGAGCGTTTGCTTGACTTTCCTGTGCTCTACCCTGCAGTTCGGCTATCTGAGCCTGTAGAAGCCCGATTTGAGCCTCCTGTTGTACCATCATCATCTGCTGTTGGGCTGGATCAGGCTGATTCATCTGGTCTAGGGCTGCCGCAAGCTCTTCCTTGTTGGACAGACTGGAGCCTTTGATGATGCCTTTTAAGACCAAGGGCAGTACAGGGCTATCAGGACCAAGGGTTTGGAGTAGTCCAATGAACTGTTGCTGCTCGTACTCCCTAGCTACCATGCCAAGTGTGCTTGCAGGGGTGAATCTGAAGTCCTTAGACGGGTAACGCTCTGGGTCAAACTGCATATAGCGGTAGGCTACCTTCTTAATCAGAGGGATCAAGAAGTCATCTTGGAAGTTCATCAGAGCCTGCTTGTTCTTCTTGATGATAGAGGACATAGCCAAGGACATAGAAGCCCCACCAGCCTCTCCTTGGGCCACAGAGCGGGTCATCGCCTGACTATCTAGGGTTCCTGTAGCCTGAAGGAGCATCACCTCGAACTGCTGGGCGGTCTGGATGTTACCAGCGTCAGTAGATCCAAACTTAAACGGGAAGAGGATCTCGTTAGGATTACCGTTGGTAAGCAGGGTCTTTCCGGGTTGGACCTTGTAAGACACGCCACGGGGTAGCCTTGTAGCGTCCGCTGCCATCATAGGGGCCGTAGTCAGTGCTAAAGAGTCCAGATGACTACGGAGTTGAGCGTCAATAGCTTTTTGCATATTGTAGCCCTTTTGCACGGTTCCCATACCTACTAACCTACCTGATACCTTCTCAGGCACATAGGTCACGATAGGACGGTCTTTCATCATGTACGGGTTGGCTTCTGCCTTGAGCAGGTACTGGTTATTAGCGATAACAACCACAGCCTCAACCATGTCTGCGTACTTGTCTGCGTCGCTGTCTTCTGGGAACAGGTCTTCTACTTCCCCACCCTCGTTCTCTAGCTGCTCCAGATACTCACGAGGAACTAACCCGTAGTAGCGAAGGACTCGTACCTTGTCTTCTTGGTAAAGTGAGTCCAGTTGATTTGGGATGAGATCAGCATCGCTAAACTCAGGGCCAATATTAACTTTTCTGTAGATCCCATCTTCGATGCCTTTGACTACTTTAAAGAGGCTGGTGTACTCCTCAACAGCTACCCCAAGGCTATCGTCCACAGTCTCAGAGTTAGGATCCCATATAAAGTTACGTGGGTGTACAGACTTGACAGGGACAGACACACGCTCTGCTTCTACCACTCCAATGGCAGCACCCATACCGTTGGGCATAGGCTGCATAGCAGGCTGCAGTTCCATCGTGGACTTGATCTGGATCTCTGCTACGCCAAGGCCAAAGACTTCAGCGTTACGGTTAACCTCTGCCCAAGTCTTGTCTACCTTGTCCTTCTTCAGGTCATCGTGAAGCTGGGACTTGACCATCTCGATGTCCATCTCTTCTTGGTCAGCAGCGTCATCCTCTAGCTCAAAGAACTCACCACGACCTGTGGTAGCCTCAATGATCTCTGAGGTCTTATTCTCTACCGCCTGACGGATAGCTGGGGACACGAGCCTACTGCGCTCTGAGTCACGAGTCTTGTCCTCATCAGACCATACTCCGTAGTAGAGGCGCTCGTACTCGTCCCACTTAGCCTGATAGTTATTGTCTCGATGTTCTTTCCACCGATCACAATGATCAATAATAAAAGCTACTAGGTCTTTATCTGATTCAGATACTGGGTCTTCTTGAAAGTCAGCCATGTTTAGTCCTTAGTGGTGTCACCGAAAGGGTCTGTTTCTTCTAGTTCTTCGTATTCGACTTCTACTTCCTTAGTCATAGGCTTAAAGATTTCAGAGTCTTTGAGTCCCTCTCCCTTAGCCGCAGTGATAATCTTCATCATGCAGTATGGGGACAGAGCATCTAACTCTTCCTTGATAGCCTCGAATACGCCTTCGTTAGTGATCAGAGAGTCCCAGTTTAGGGGAACCATCTCTTCTTGTTCTTTCATCATTTCGTAATCCATGCTTGCTCCTAGTATCCTGATACCGTGTCTAAGGGTTCGTACTCGTCATCTTCAATCATGTCAGTAAACTCTGTGATTCCAATCTGATCGATATAAGCCAAGGCATCAATCAGGTCATCGTGTACTGCACTGTTAGGGAAGTTAAGAAGCTGGTCCACAAACTGTTTAGTCCACTCGCCCCTAACTAGCTTAATCCTTCCATGTTCGAAGCGTCCCTGTAAAGCCCATACTATGCGGTCCGTCTTCTTCTTGTTGCCATGTGTCAGTTCTGTCACTGAGATGAAAAACGACTTCCTCTTCATCAAGTCTTGTAGGTACGGGAGTACGGCGTTCTTGGCCATTCCCCGCTCTATACCTACTAGCCGCACATCGTAACTTCTTGCCGTTTCTAATATCTTGTTTGCGGTTTCTTTGATATCCCATCGTCCGAACACTATAGTATCTACGTACCATCCATCTAAACAAACCTTGACCACAGCAATCGCAGTCTCATCCAGATGCTTCTTTTTGTTACTGGCTTGCTTGCTTACATCCTCAAAACCAGCCAAGTCCACAGCAATATAGTACTGCCCATCGTCAGGAACATCATCACTGTCAACAAAGTGTACCCATTCATCCTTGAAAAGATCCGAGGAGGCTGCTTCGAAACTAGCAAGGTATTCCTGTCTAAAACTGAAGGAAGACATCGACTTCTTTGCAGCCTCAATCTCTTTAGGATCGAGAAGAGGGTTATCAAAAGAAGTAAAGTGAAACGAGGACCAATCTTCATCTTCATCCTTCTGAGCCATCTGGTACAACTCGTAGAAGTGATTCCTGCCCTTTGGGGTTCCAATGAACAGTGCTCCACCCTTTACATCTGACAGTGCTGGCCTAAGAATCTGCTCGAACACTTGAGGTTTCATGTCAGCGTACTCGTCAACTACGACATACGCTAGACCGACACCTCGCATTGTATCTGGACGGTCAGATCCTTTTAGGTAGATCTTCCTGTCGTTTACTAAAGTTATTACCGCCGTATTCTCGTGGACAGTTTTGATAACTTCGTGTCCAAGCTCTTTAAGAACCGTCCACATAATGTCTTTAGCTTGCTGAAAAGTTGGGGCAACATAGAAGACATCCTTCTCTTTAGATTTTAGGGCCTCAATGATCAGGGTCCAAGCAGCAAGCCTTGACTTACCAAACCGTCTACCAGCAGCTACTACCTTAAACCGATGCTCATCATTAAATACTTCAGTCTGCTTTGGGTGTAGTTCGACTCTAAGGTTTGCCACTACTTGGTCTCCTCAGAGGCCCCTGCGGGGTCCATGTCCACTACTTCATAATCAATCTGCTCAGTTTCCCTAGCAGCTATCTGGGGTGTACCAGTGGTAACAATCTGTACCTGTATAGCGTTGGACCTGCCCTGCCCTTGCTTCTCAAAGTGGCTTAGGGGTAACAGCCTATCGATACACATCTTAAGACAGGCCACCTGATCCTTATCACCATCATCCATCGCCTTACGAAGGACAGTCTCAATTACTTTCTCGCCACTGGTTGACAGTAAACGAGCATAGAATTCTTTTATCCTAGCGGCCTCTCCGGGAGGTCTTCCTACTACATTTCTATTCTTCTTGGCTTCTATGTCTGCCTTACGGGGTCTGCCACGCTTTCTAGGGGGCAACTTCGTTTCAGACAGAGGTTCAGTGTTTGACACTAAATTCTCCTCTATATAGTTCTACATAGTGTGTTTTAGTATGTAGTAGTATATTAACTAGTAAGATAACTAGTAACAACTATTATAATAATATTACTTATTAGATAACTAGTATGGACTAGTTATTACTAGTAACTTCTTAGGCGATCAACTGCTCAGATCTATATAGTCTATTTGTTATTGCTTTTTACTATAACACCTATTATAGCATATTTTTAGAGATTTGTCAAGTCTTTTCTGCTGTTCTGTCCCTTATTAGGGCTTGGAGAGCACTGTTCAGCCTGTCCTTTTTCATTAAGATCTGCAAGGGTGGACTGCACAAACC